TAGCTGAATTTCAACAAGGTATTAGAAATGCTAGAAGAGAATTTACAGGTGGATACTTTGGATTATTAAGAGGTGGTAGAATTAAACCAAACGATGTTATTGAAAGATATTTTGCTTCTAACAAAGCAAGATTTGAAGTGCAAAAAGAAATGTTTAAAAATATTTCTGCAGCAGGAATTCTTGGTGTAGAGACAAGTAAACTAAGAAAAGAATTTAAAGATAGACAAATAAGCACAAAAACATTTAACGATTTAGGTAATGCTAAATTTGAACCATACTTTCCATCAGAAGACATAAGAAAAAGATTTGCTGAAATAGCTAACAATCTTGGTGAACCAAATATTTATTTAGAAGTTGCACCAACATTAAGAGCTATGAGATCTTTATTTAGACAACTACCTTTAGATGGAGCTTTTGATGTTCAAGTAGAGGACTTTTTATTTGAACCTATAAGCACACCTTTATTACCACAAACTGGTCAACCTATTGTAAGTAATCAAAATAATGTAAATCAGACAAATCAGACAAATCAATTGACACGAACAGAGAATGCTTTACTATCTGATCCTTTAGATAGAGAGATTGCTAGGAGAACATAATGGTAAAAAAATCAGCATTACAAAAAATTGAATCGCATGAAAAACTATGTAGAATAATGCAAAAGCAAACGTTTGATCAAATAAAAGAAATGCAAGAACGAATTAAAAGATTAGAGTATTGGATAGTTGGAGGTATGGGAGCTGTTCTAATAACTTTACTTACGGATATAGCAAAATAATGGAATTGACACGTAACTTCACCCTCTCAGAGCTTATTAAAAGTGACACTGCTATACGTAAGGGCATCAATAACAACCCTAATGCAGAGCAGATAGAAAAATTAAAAACACTTTGTGAAAAAATTTTACAGCCAGTACGTGATCACTTTGGCAGAGTCAAGGTGACTAGCGGATTTCGTTCTCCTGAATTGTGTCAAGCTATAGGCAGTAGTGTTAATTCACAGCACGCGCGTGCGGAAGCTGCAGATTTCGAAGTTGTAGGTGTAGATAATTGTGAACTTGCAGATTGGATACATAGAGAATTAGAATGGGATCAATTAATTCTTGAATACTACACTCCTGGTGAACCAAACTCAGGTTGGATACATTGTAGTGTAACAGAGGGTATGCCTAGAAAACAATTTTTACATGCATATAGAGAAGAAGGTAAAACAAAATACAAACCTATATTAGGAAAAGCAAAAGAAATTTTTGTTTAAATCCAATCTTTTAATTCTTCACCCAAAACTTCAGATGCAATATTTATTTTATCTCGTAAAGCTTTTACTATTTTTTCATCAACAGTCTTTTCAGCAATCAAATCAATATAGGTTACGTTTTTCTTTTGCCCTATTCTGTGTGCTCTATCTTCTGACTGTAATCTTTTTTCTAAATCATAACCATTAGAAAAATAAACAACTGTGTTTGCTTTTGTAAGTGTAATACCATATCCTCCTGTTTGTGGTGTACCAATTAAAAATCTACACTCTGGACCATTTTGAAATTTACGAATATTATCTTGTCTATCCTCTTGTGGTGTTAAACCATAATAATCTACGATAGAATCTTGACCATATTTTTCTACAATATTTTTTATTATTTGATTTACATCTCTTTGATAGTTAGCCCATATAATAACTTTGCCCTCAGTTTCATCTAGTATGTTCATTAATTCTGTAATTCTATTGTTAGGTATAAGTTGTGTTGTCCCATCATCAGCTGTAAAATGACCGCAAGTTATTTGATGCAATCTCATAAGTTGAGTTAATACTGTCATTGTAGTCGTAACCTTACCGTTCAATACAGCCATGGCTGCTTTTTTCATTTGTTGATAAATTTTAAATTGATCAGGTGTTAAAGAAACATGTCTTTTAATAAAATTTTTAGGTGGTAAATCTAAACAATCTTCTTTTAATACTCTGTAAGAAAAACCTTTTAATTTATCTGACAACTCTCCTAAGTTTTGAAAAGCATTAACAACTTGTATTGATCTACCATGCACATGCATTGTTTTCATTTCTGCATAACGATTACGAAATGCATAGTATGAAGCAAAATTTAATAACCACGGATCAAGAAACTCACACTGACTATATAAATCAAGAGGATTTTTAGTTACCGGAGAACCTGTCATGATACGTCTATACTTTGCATGTTTTCCTAAGCTAATTATATTTTTAGTTCTTTTAGCAGAAGGATTTTTTATTGTGGTTGATTCATCTATAGCCATTAAAGTATTATGAGATACTAAAAATCTTCTAGCAAATTTAACACCTTTTTCTGTAGACAAAGCCTCTACATTCATAACAAGAATATGCAATGAAGTTTCATTTTCTAAAATTGTGTTTAGTTGTTCTTCTTGTTTTTTTGTAATATTTGATTGCCATAATACAATTTTATTTTCTATATGATTTGGTAAATGAGTGGGCAGCTCTTGTTCACACCACGTTTTTACAACACCTTTTGGAGCAACAATTAAAGCACCATCTGTTTTACCTTTATCATAAAGCATGGCTAAATTGTCTATTAATACTTTTGTTTTACCTGTACCCATTTCCATAAAATAAGCATAGGTTTCTTTATTCCATGACTTTTCTAAGGCCGTTAATTGATGCTTATATGGTTTTGTTTTAAATTTATAATTCATATCTTCTTTCTATAAAGGCGGGTCCAGGGGCGTATTAGAAGAAGGTACAAACCACAACTTCAGAAAGATACGCCTAGGAAGATCGTCATTCGCTCCTAACCCATCGAAAGTTTTTAATAAAATTGACGAAAAATTATTTACTAACTTTCTATTGACAATATAGTCATCCTACATTATATGTCAAGTCATAATGTCAGAAAGAAAAGTTTATGTAATACAGCATATTGCTGGGACACAGGCGGGTAATCCTAAAATAAATATTATGGGTGCAGCTGCTTATTCTACATCAGGTAAGT